GTCTAGTATCTAGTTCCTTAGTATCTCGTATCTAGTATCTCGTATCTTCGTGTCATGTATCTCGTATTTAGTATCTAGTTTCTAGTTTCTCATTTCCTCGTTTCTTGTTTCTCGTTCGTTAGTATCCTACGTCATCGTTTCCTTCTTCGTTCCTCGTCTCTCATTTTCTCGTTCTTCACGTCTCGTTCGTTAGTACTCTATGTCATTGTTTCTCGTTCTCATTTCCCGTTCTTTTGTTTATCGTTTGTCGTATTTTCGTTCGTAGTACCCTATGTCATTGTTTCCCTTTCTTTGTCTCTCGTTTCTCGTCTTTCGTTCCTCGTCATTTGCTCTCGTTTGCTCAGTCTGTATCTCGTGTCGTCGTGCCCTATATCATTTGCTCTCTCTATCTTATTTTTTGTTCTACCTTTTGTATTTTTATTACAATTTATTCGACAAAGTTTTTAAGTCTCCTTTTCATTCATTTAACACATGGTTGATGAGTTCGAACTCGTTGAGAAAATGATTGAAACTCTTAAGTTGTCACGTTACATCAATGGTTATACTATTGATCATCACGTGCTAAATCTCATGATTGAAATGTTTTACGAGTATACTGGGCATGATTATGAGTACGCTTTCAAGAAAATAATTGAGGTTCTGCATGAGTTGGGCTATAATGTTACCTACTGATGTCGTTGCTGACGTTATTATGAAGTTACCTTTCATGAAGAAAGTATATCACCTTCTCCCGTATTATTACAGTATCGATTATGTTTTGCCCTCTGATATCGTTAATTTAATGAATAATACTTTTCNCGATTTGTTACTCAATGACCCTTCTGCATCTCCTAAGTTTGATGGTTATGTATTTAAGGAGATTTACGACCTAGTTAATGAGTGGAATTCCATTTCTCTACAAGGCGCTTATATTTATCGTGGCACATCGGTGGATTATATAGAGAACAACAACTACGGTTTCTATACTAGTAGTGGGCTTGTTCATCTTGTTGGTGGTAAGAATACGTATTTGACTTATTGGTCTTATCTACCTGCGTCTGCTCTTCTTTTTGCTATTGATGCACCAAAGCCCGTTGTTCTCGTTGCTAAATATGATCCCAAGTACTGCTCACCAGATGATTATTTCCTAGTTAGGTCAGAATTATCTGGTATTGTCAACGGTAAGCTTTATAATTACGGCGCTATAAAATATATGAGGGAAATGGAGGTTCGTTGTTATAAATTTCCTGTTGCAAATACTAAGTACAAGATAAAGGGTCGTGATCTTTTGGAGTTGTTTGATATGGTAGTTCCAGTTTATCGTGAAGTTACGAGTGAGGAACGTATAAAGAATATGAGAAAGACGTTGGAGGAGAAAATATGACTATTGTTCCCATACTTCTTGCTTCACGTGATATATATTATGGTGGTATAATTACTCCTTCAGGGTTCAATTATTACTATGGTTCAACATTACCAGATAATTTTGTTGCGATGGTTAAGATTGCGACTAATAAGTCTGGTAATGAGCTCATTTTGTATGCCATGGAAGTTCTGAAGGGTTGCGTATATGACGTCAACGATATATCATTATTTGGTTCACTTCCAGTAGTGCGCTTTACGTCAGTGCAGAATGCAAAGAAGCTTGCAATGAATTCTGTTGGTTATCCATGTAGAGTTCTCAAGTTGTTAGGCGCTGATTATGTTAAGCTTCTTGATAATTATGTTGCAATGTATGAACTTGATGGTGAATATTTTTACTGTGAACCAGTTTATGCTACAATTACATTGGATCCTAATGTTACACCTTACATGTATCACATTGCTTGCCTTATGGCTCGTTATCCTTCTAAATTCGTCGTCAGAGATGGAAAAGTGTACTACGGAAATGAGGTTGTTGTCGATAATGTCGAGTCAGTATTTCTTTTTCATGGTAATCCCAAGTACTTATTATCCTGGGAAAATATGTTTGAGATAATGTGTTCGATTTCGAGGGCGAAAGAGCTTAAAAAATGATCTCTTTTCTTGTTGCTAATATTGCATCCCATTGATCGCTTGGTACATCTAGTTTTCTAAGTAATTCTCTTGCTATTTCTTCGGGTGTTGGTTTAGCTCCGAATGGGGGTATGAATTTCTCTACTATTGCTGATTTATCGTCTATTTCTCCAATTCCTACTGCGTGACGTTTTCCTATTGCTACCATTAATACTAGTGGTACTTCTGCTTTTGTTGACACGAAAAGTGATCTTGATGTTTTAATCTCTTTTTTGAAGTGAAATAAGTTTACCATTTTCGTTTACCCACAATCTTTTTTACTCTCTAGGGATTTATATTTTATTTGGTGAACATGAGGCGTTTACATGCAGATGTGAAATCAATAAAGGTTGTTGAGAATATTCCTCAAGGTGCTACAAAGCTGTGGGAGAATGATAGTCTTGCTCTTTATTACACGTATGACTCTAGTCAGGGCAAGGTTACTTGGATTTTCGTTAATAAAACTCCCATGCGCAAACTTGTGTCTCTACTTAGGGGTGCAGTGTTGAGTATTGACGGACGGCAGATTGTCGTTCCACAGTACATTTTTGGTAATGCTTTTGCTGACGTTTACTTCGGTAACGGTGCCTCGTCTTATATTAACGACTTGAATGACATACCCTTGTACTCTTTAGCGATTCTGAAGCCTGCATCTGGTCAATATATTGTTGGCTTCGTCTTCTCTCTTCCTCCGAATTCAGTGATTTGTGTTCCTGAATACGGATTCGTTAACTTGGTCTCGTTAAGTGGTCGTCTAGTTGAGGTGAAGCCTGGTACCATTAACATGTATGCGATCATTTATGATTATGCTGAGGTCATCGAGTATGAATTAGAGGCAAGAATTACCGTGGCGTTGCCTCCAGATCCTTATGTTGTCTTTTCTTACTGTTTCGGCATCGACGAAGTAGGCACAATCATTACTCCAAGAACAATTTTAGTGATTCCACAAAGTGACGTTAACATTGCGAATGATATAATAAACTTCTTCAAAAAAATCGCAAGACTGTTTTAAATTTTACAAAGTACTATTTCTTTTCCGTCATCACTCACGTATGTGAAGGTCATTCCTTCCATTTTTCTTAGTAGTTCTACACGGTTATGCGTCCAGTCGTGTATTGCCACGCACCATTGTTTGTATTTCTTAAGTTGAGAAACGTCTAGCTTTTCCTCGCACCCTTCACAATCCATTACAAAGATATCGACGTCATCATATTGTCCATTCCATTCTTCCTTCATCTCAGCCTTGTCACAGATGTTAAAATAGGAACAGACTTCTTCCCATTTCTTTCTCAGTTTCTCCTCTTTCTCATACTGAACGACGAATGATGCACCTCTTAACAGGAAGTAGAGTGCCGAAGACCCGCAATCAGCTCCCACTATCTGTATACTACGTCTATACACGTCGAGCATGCCGTATTCGTGTGGGTATTCTCTCCAATAATCACATTCTCTTTTTCTGAAATACTCCTCCATTTCTCTCACCTTATGTATCTGGTGTAAAACTCTTGCAATGATAGGAAATGGAATGGTACTTCGTTCACGTAAGTATTAAAGTCAATGCATGGTGGACATAGCATTTTCATTGCCTCCTTTATCTTAACGTTATACACGTATATAAGTGATGCTAAGGAGAATGTTACACTACGATGGGCTCCGGCGATACAGTGAATCAACGTTTTTTCTCCTCTTTCAAACCTTGTCTTGGCAATTTTTGCCACTAGGTGTAGATCTTCAACGTCAATTGGTACGAAGTCGTCATACTGTAACCATATTTTCGCTTTTGGGTTCTCTATTTCCTTAGCTACATTCACGACGAGAAAGTCATCTGGTGCGTTTAGTGCGAAAGTGATGTCGCTTTGCCATATTAACTCTTTAGGATCATGTCGAACGAATCCCATTATTGTTGTCCCCTTGAATTTTTACCTAGAGTATATGCAATTATTGATGCAATTGCTATGATGAGCTCATTTAACATGTTGTCAAAGCTACTGTTATTGAATAGTGAGGGATTTGTTGATGCGACTAGAATTAGAAGAGATGCTATTATTATTGCTCCAGTTACTGCTATTGTATCTATTATTAGTTGATTAACACCATTCATTGTATCACTCCGTTGTTACATTTATTCCTATTTCGTAACTATAAGTTTTTCCAGTTACGAATTGTACAGTGATTGGTGTTGTCATGTACGCTATGTATGTGTTTTGGAGCTGGTAGAATACTATCATGCTGACTGAGGAACAGTTACTAGTTGACGTTATAACCGCTATTCCAATTCCGTTCTGTACAGGGTAACATCCGACGATCTCTCCGTTACACATGTATGCGAATGCTGTGATGCCATTTAATCCTTGTGGTGTTGGAGGTATTGGTACGTTTGCTACCATGTTTGCTAGGGGTATGTTTGGGAATTGCGACTGCACGACGTACGCTATTGACGGTATCAGTGTCAATGCGATAATCAGATGGACGAGGTAGGGGTAGATTATAATTTGACCGGATAAATTTGGGCAACCCTTGGTGGGAAGTGTGATTGTTTGTAATCCGTTTGGTGCTGGTACGTTAAACACGTTGTTGACAGTCACGTCTATAGTCCATTCCACATGAAGTACGCTTTCCGTTGACGATTGGAATGAGCCGGTAATATATGCGATCTTATACAGAACCGTTGTACCGATTACAGCGTATAAGTCTAGCTCGTCTGCGCTAAAGCTTTCTGAGAATGTTGTTTGGAACGTTACTGATAGTTCGCCATCATTTTCTACTATAGATGATATTGAGGCTAGGCTTTGGGCTACTACTGCTTCTCCTTGTTTCGCAACAATCATTATACCCGTAGGGTAATTGAAAGTGAAACTAGCTCCACTGTAATAGTAGTACCTGGGCTTGTATCCTACAGTCAGTATCTGTTGGAGTAGAGCTATGTATTCTCTCGAGACGGTCATGATGATCCACCAGTCGTCTTCGTCTCGAACTGATTTACTGTCGTCGGTGGTCCATAAGTGGTTTGTATTTCAAGTGCTACATACTTAGTTATTGTTCCACTGTAGAAGCTGTACGCCACGACTAGTATTCCTTGTGGCGTTGTTATTCCTACTATCACGGGTACATTTGACGTGGGAGTTGATACTTGACCGTTTATTGCTAGGTTTACTTGATTGTTTCCGAACCCGACTAACTTGGACACTATCGTGACTTCTTCACTACCTGCGTACATTGCGTTTATTCCCGTGAAACTATTCACATCTATGTAATTGAGTAGTTGTGATTGGGGATAAGTTGGATTTTGTTTGAGTGCCGTAGTCCATGACGGAACTAAGAATAAACCAAAGAAGAATAGGATTGGCGAAACTAATATCTTGAAAGTTACTACATCCACGTACTGTGCCAATGAGCTAGGTATTACGTAGCTTGCTCCTGCAACTATTTGTATTTCGTATTCTATAGTGAGGTAGTCGTGTTCTGTTTTTTGGAGTGGTTTTTGTAGTGGTATTCTAGCAATTCTGTATAACAGCGCTGACTGTGTTGATGCCCATATTTCTATTTCGTCTGTGGTGTAGGTAAATGGTGATGCGTCAGTTGCGCTATATCTTATTGTTAATACTTCTGATTGTTGCGTTGTTATGACGTCGCTTATATTTACGCTCGTTACTGTTGTTCTTGATACTGTAACGTTATTGTTTTTCATGATTACTATTATTTGGTATGGTGCTATTTGTGTTATTGCGCCACTTGTTGACGACTGTGTGGTAATCACTCCGTTTGCTAAATAGTTTAGTATTGTGAGTAATAGTTCGTGGGAGATCATGAGCTCACCTGGTACTCAAGTCCTATTTCGATTGGATACGTTGCACTAGTGTTTGGTAAATTAACGAAAAGGATGACAGAAAGTACTACTTGATGAAAATCTACTCTACATGTTCCTATTTGCGTCTGTAATGGTGGTTCGCCAGTGTACGTATTAGTCAATGCTATTATTGCTGGTGTTCCGCCTCCGTTAACCTGTAGTTGTAGGAATATTTTTAGAGAGTATCGACCAACTCCAATTCCTGTAAACTGTACTTTTCCGGGTACATTACACAGCATGTAACTAGATATTCCAATATAGTTGGTAAAATTGAACACTTTTTGTGCAATTAATCCTGGAACTAGTAAATAAAGGAAGCAGTAGTTCACGAATATGGAGGGCGTTTGCTCGATTTCTAGTGTAAAATATATCACGACAACTTCTTGTGAACTTTTGCTGTATGACAAGTTGACATTCCTAGATATGAGATAGTAAAGAGAACCTCCTTTCGTTGTGTATATATCAACTTCGTCGAAAGTGTACGACTTGTTGCTAGCGTCGAAAAAGAAGAACTGTGCACTACCTGTACTTACGCTTATTTGGTAACCTGTGAGAGTTGCAACTGTTGCTCCATTATTTTTTAGTACTGCTACAATTCCGTCTGGTGGATATGTTTGGAACACGGATGACGAGTAGTAGTAGTAATTATACACGCTGGTTTTCTGGTTTTGTCCATACACTATCATTGTTGATACTGCTGATAGGTACTCTACCGACAATGTCACTTGATTACCACCACGTTTGGTTTGTCAGTTATTCCAATTATACCACTTTCTAATAATTTTCTCAACAACAAGTCTGGCGTCGACGAACATTTTGCGAGTAATCTTTGCAGATCTGCGACGTCTACATATTCACCTTGTTGGTGATAAAATCTTATTTGCATCTCAGCACATAATAACTCGAGGAATGGTTGGAATAAGCTCAAAAGTCAATCGCCCCCGTTGTAGGCATCTTTTTCCCAGTGTTTATCTTTAGTACTACGTCTGTTGTGTCTCCAACTTTTACTTCCTCTACGCCAATTATTGGCAAATTCAGTTCGCTTAGGAATGCTTTATTTATTGGTATTTTAGTTATTGCCACACCTACGTATTTCCCAATGTCTAACGTGACACCGTTTCCTACTTGTATTGGGTCAATTTTTGGCTTAGATGACACGTAAAGGTTTATATAGTCACCTTCTAGTGTTACTTTTACTATTTGTATTTCTGTTGAAAATTGTTGGAATAATTTCATGATTGATAGTTTTGCTATTAGGTTTCCTTGTTCGTCAATGTCTCCTCCTTGTATTGCCTGTAACAACACGTTTTTTACGTCGCTCATTATAATAACCCGTAGTAAATCATTATTGCTAGAGATCCTGCGAATTGCATGAATCTTAATGGGTCACGTTGAAATTCTAGGTATACTCGTTCGAGTGAGTGGTATATTGCTTTCGCTAACAATACTAGATAATGTATTACCCAGCGTATGAACTTAACTATCATGTCTCCTATCCATCGTATAAATTTACCTATCTGATATTCCATCTGCGCAACTACTTTACCTAGTCCAGTCAGTCCCATATTTTATCATTTTGGCGGGCAGATAAAAAACTTTTTAAGTTTCCCATAGTACGCTATACGTTGCAAAAAGAACTTGCCCTGCTTGTAGCGTAACTGTTGGCACTTGTGGTACTAGGGTTACGTTACCAGAACTTGCGGTGGCTATTATGCCAACGTTAGTCAATTGCTGGCTACTGTTGGATAGAATTTTGTAAGTGAGTAAGAATGAGTTTGCCGTCGTCTGGGGCGTTAACTGCACTTGATTCCCCGAGTACGTGAAATAGTAAGTGGGTGGAGATGTCAAGTACCCTACCGTTGTTATTTCGTTAATTGCCGTCTGCACATTAGGTAATGGTGTTCCAACGAATGGTATACTCGACGACGGTGGGGCAAAAAGGGAGAATATTATGTAAGGCGTGAAATAGTCGGCTGGAGAAATTTGAAAACACAAGAACCAGCATATCGATATTGTCCCAGATGGCAATGGTTTTGATAACTGCACAATGGAAACTAGGAAATTCCCTAGTGAATTCAGTAGATACAACTGTAAGCAAGTTATTGCCGATGTTGCGTTTGGTATAATGAAAGTGAACTTTAACTGTAGTGTTGATCCCACCTGCTTGTACTGTAATGATCCAGAGTACGCTCCTATCACGTTGTTGTTACTCATCAGCTGTATGACGTACTTGTAGTTGCTTACTTGTCCTCCTGTTAGCATGTACTGAATAACTGAGTATACGAAGCTAGGCTGAATCTGATTCTTCACGATGTGATCTCCTATTTTCACGTAACCCTTGACCTTCATTTTTCACCCACTCTCGAATATTGCCGTTATTGGTAACACTTTCGGCGCCGTCAGCTTGACACCTAGCTGAACGCTGTAAGGATACCATGCCTGCAAGTTAACCAGCGACCAGTTAGCATAATTACTACTAGTCCTTGTAGTTACTATTACATATCCAGGTGGCGTTGGCGAGAACGGTAGTGTAACGCTAGTTGATGCTACTGTTGTTCCGGAAGTTAAATCGACGACAGTCACTGATAATGTGTTCCCGGAAATTTGTATCTCTAGTTGGTAGATATCATTCGCAGTTAGTCCAGATCCACTTCCAGCTCCACTTACTGAGAGTACTGTCTGTACGTAGCCATTTGAATTCCATATTGTCACTGAGAATGGTTGTGAATCGTAAGGATCATATTCAACACATACTTGCTCTCCTTGACCGTAAGCTAATGTGCTATTCTGCATTCCAGTTACGCTTGCTGTATTGAGTGCTATTGGTGGCGTCTGAGAAAACATGCAAATTGCGAAACCATCTGCTTGTGGTGGTGATGATCCAGAGCTGAACGAGAACTGCATTACGAATGTGGAGGAGTTTGAGAGGAAATAGAACACGCTGTACTGAGATCCAGATGCTGGCACGAGTTGTAATGCTGGTCTATTCGAAATTACTGTCGCTGTCGGAGCTGTCGTGTAATCTAGGAATGTGAAATAGTGCGCATTAACGTAACTGATTGGTTTGAAAATTGCTGAGTCAAACAAGTATGCATAAACGTATCTCTCAAAGCTTTGTAGGGGAAGTAATGCATTTACGTTATTATCCACAGCATACAGCGCTGTCAATATGTTGGTTGATGGTATGGTTTGCGGTAGCAGTGCATTATACAGTAGCCCCGTTTCATCTATCACGTATATATCCCACGTTATTGTCGTTACTCCCGTTACTGGACGACTGTATACTATTGATGCTAGTGGTAGAGTGAACAAGGACAGAGATCCAGGGTATAAGAACATCGATATTATGTTTGACGGTGTTGGTAATGATCCAGAAAAGCTGAATTGGTAACCGTTCTCATACGTGCTTATTTTCGTTGTTACTGTCACGTCGCCAGCGTTAGTTTGTATGTAAGGTGATAGCAGAGACGATGGTGTCGACGTTGTTCTTACTATAATGTTAAGAAGAACGGATAAGTTGACGATAGTGTTTCTAGACTTTATTATTCTTCCGTCGACTGTCTTAAGTGTTACTTCTCCTCTTATTATCATGAGAGTCACGTTTGGAACTCTATTAGTACTCCTACGTAAACTTGGGGGCATCCTTGTACTGTTGCAGTTACATTCGCAATGATAAAAACACTAGGATAACTAGCACTAAGATTGCTAGACCAAATATAATTTGAAGAACTAGAACCGTTAGCGCAAGTTACTGTTGTATATACAACCCAGCCACATTTACCTATAGTTACTGTCATTGACGATAATGATACATCTTGTGGTGAACTGTTACAAGCACCTGTTGCACAGACACCACAACAAATACTTACTGCTATCCCTAATGCATTATTACCTGGGTAGGCGTAACTTATTGACGACGTACTGTATGCTATCAATGAGAATATTAGCGATGTTATTAGGTTCTGTCCCATATATTGACCAACTTGTCCCCCTACACAACCTGATGGTTGTGAATTTGCATTGCTTTTTACAACTGTTTGACCGCATGCAGAAGGACAACATAAACTAGATGAAACACAATTTTGAAAATCTCCTCCTGGTGATATCGAAGGTACAATTACTATGTTTTCTGGATTCTCCACAACACAAAACACTAACAACCAGTTAATGTACAACCATTCATCTGCTGATTTCGTTATCGTCATTGTTGTTGTAGCAACTGGTGTCGCTTTACCGCCTGCCTCACTTATCAGTTGTAATTGCGTTGCTGTGTAAGAGTTAGCACTACTATCATAAACTTGGAAAATCACTGTCGCACCAGTACTCGTTGGATTAGTCCCAACATTAGCCAGTGGCAAGTTGGTAATTACTTGACCAGCGGAGTTGTACAAGACCACACCAGGCGGGTAACTTGACGTTTGGACATTCTGCGTAGCTCCAGCCAAACCATAAAGCAGGTTAGAAAGACCAGTTATTTGATTTCTCACAACGGCAACAAGCTTCTCCGTCTTTAGCTCTGGTTTTACTTTCCTTACAATCACGAAGCCATACACTTTCACCTTGATTCTCTTTAAGTCCTTCTTCTTCGGTGACGCTAGTAACTCTTGTAGATCCATAATAATAAAGTGGAAATTCAAGTTAAAAACTCTCACGGTGGCGATGTGCTTATGTAAGGCGATATTGATACATTAAGCGTATCTTGTGGTGATACCGTATTGCTAGGTGGTGTCAAGAATGCTTGACTTATGAATGCATCAGGCAATGGGAACAGCTTCTCTTGTGTCGTTACCGTATTATCTGGCGGAGTTGGGAATCCACCTCCTATTGACGACTCTATGCTAGCGAAAGCGTCATCTGCTGGCACATTGCCTATCTCCAAGCATATTTGCACTTGACTCTCTATCTCATTCGGATTACTCAAGGTCGATGGGGATGGACAGAATGGTATACCTAGTAAGTAAGTCTCTAGTGATATCCCGCCTGCGAAACCTACTTTTTCCGTCGTAGTCTCTTTTGCCGACACTATCCTCAGTCTAGCGTAAGGTATGATGTACAGCTTGTTCACAGTACTGAATGATACAAATTCTAGGCTTGTTTGTATTATGTACCCGTTTACTAGCACTTGCTCAACGCTAGTTGCGCTGTTAGGATATGGCGATATCACATGGTTCTTCACGATTGGTGTGCCTAGTAGTAATTCTTCATCTATCTCTTTCACTCCAACAACATATCTCTCAAACGTCTTTGCACTCGATAACTGGCTCGATGCTGGTGATGGTGGGCTAACAGTTACTGGAGTATAACTCTGGATTGGTTTGCTGAATAAGTTTGGCGTCTTTACTTTACTAGCCATTGACGAGGTAGGTGGAGTTGGTAACGTCTTTCTAGGTGTTGGTGTTACACCAGTTAGTTCATTAAAGAATGACGTTAGTGCAGTTTCAGCCATTAACGAAGTGAATCCTGCTATGAATGGCGAGGCTATTTTCACCAACAAGGGTCGAAGAGAGTTATTACCCCTAGCCATTGATTCTGTTAGTCTGTCTAGTGCCTTCATTTCCTCGAAGAATAGGTTGTATGATACCACTCTAGGTAATACTTGGGATACTTTTGAAGCAACGTACTTGCTTATTTCTTCTGGCGCATACATTATCTCGTGAAGGGGAGTCGTAACGAAATTAGCGAGATTGTTGAATGCGTCCTCAACTGCCCTTACATAAGCATCCCATGCGTTTACTATATCTTCACCTACTGCAACGAGTCCATTCCAGATAGTGATGAAAAAATCCTTAATGTCAGTGTATATTGCTTGGAAAACTGGAACCAGCTGGAGTAGATCAGCTCCTATCTCCCTTATCCCGCTGTACAGCCATTGCCCTAGTGTGGCGAATGCTTCGCCAACGTGAGTAATTCCACTCCATATCCATTTTCCAACAAATTCTAAAGCACTACCTATACGTTGGAATGCACCATACACGGCAGACGCTATTGTGTGAAGACCTTCAAAGAAGAACGTGCCAAACGACGTCGCAAAGCTGACGAGACCATGCCATATTGCTCCACCTATTTGACCAAATATGTTAGCTATGTCATTTCCTATCGATAATAGTCCGTTATATAGACCTTGGGCAATGTTTCCAATGCTATGTAACACGCCTTGTACTGCGTTTTGCACACCGTTCACAATGTTACTGCCAAAGTTAACTACTCCTGAGAAAGTGTCACTTGCTCCACTGAAAAAGTTCGTGATTTCCTTTTCTATGCCTGCAAGGAAACTCATTTCAAGTTTAAATACTCGTATTAAGAATAAAAATGTATGAGTAAAATCAAGATCAAGGATGAAGTCAAGATAATCGTCGTAAAAAAGACTCCAGTAAACGAGAATAAACAAGAGAAGGATCAAAGTCAGTCCTGATTTTTTCTCTCACTCTGCTCGAGAGGTCTTCGTATTCCTCTTTTTTCATTGAAATAGCATAACGCACAGCCTCAACCACGTCTTTATATTCATAATCATACCAGAACTTGCCTTTTACCTCTTGTGCCGGTATCCTCACACCCTGTGCGTATTCGTGAAATGCGTGACCGTCAACGAATATTGGTATAACGCCAGCAACCATTGCCTCCAACACTGGCAATCCGAACCCTTCCGTGTGAGAGAGGGCGAGGTAAAAGCGAGATCGTGCAATCAGCCTGTACACCTCCTCTCGGGGGAGTGACATGAATTGAATACAGTTTTCACGTCCGTCGCACTCGTTACTAATCTCTAGATAGTGCAATTTCAGTTCTTTTGCCACCCTTCTAGCTATCGTTAAGCCCTTGTGATCATCCTTTGTATTATATCCTATCGTGATCACGTCGTAAGTTTTCTCTTTCACACTCCTTGTCACTTCTAATTCGTGTGGATCATAAGCGTGGGGTATTACTTCCACGTGGTGAAAGAATTTCTCAAACATTCTCTTATTATAGTTGGACGGCACAATTAGGACGTGGTGTGACTTTTCTTGTATTTCATCTGGATTAAGGTAAAGGTAAGGCGAATCACCTCTTATTACGCTATTTGGTGATTCTAGATCGTCAATGGGCTGACATTGAGTCCACCACAGGTTAACGTCTATAAATTCTATATCAGCATTACAACCTATTTTCTGCAGGACGACGTCGTTCGTCTTCTGTCTCAGCCATTCATAAAATTGGGTAGCGACGACGTCGAAACTACAATTAACACATTGCTTCGAGATTATCATTTCAAACACACCTTTTCTCCTCTTATATAATGACACACTCCAGGGTATCTTATTGGCACGCTTCCCATCTTACTGTGGATGAAAATATCAACGGGATCTGTTACGTATTTCCCATTTTCCACGTAGTCCGTCAACACTTTCTCTAGCTGATCGTGCTTGTCAGCTGGCATGTAAAAAGTTGTTGGGTAACAGAATTCTCCCACGAACGACGTTGGCTTAAGTATTGCGGGGATGCATAAGGGCGTTACATTGTCAAACTTCTCGAAAGGTGGCATATTCTCAACTACGACGTCACTATCCACGAAAAATATATCATCGTGTATGTCTTCTAGTATAAAGAGTAGCATTTTCGCTATCCTAAGTCTTCTGTATATTACTTCCATTCCAGATGGCGGAATACCAGTATCAACTAGGTGGATGTTGACGCCGTTAGCGTGCAACTCCCGCCCTTCTGGATAATGGAATGACTTATCAACGTAAATATCCGTTACTTTATCCTTCTCAACTACTTCATCTATGTAAGTTAAATTACCTGCAAACGTTACTATCCTCATCCTAAAAAGTATTTTATACCCACGGTTTTAACTCTTTATATCATGAGAATCGTTCTGGTACGGGATTTCAAGGAGGGCTCATTTAGTCGTCAAGCATCACTACTTAGTTTTTCCCTAAAACAACTTGGTCATACAGTCGTAGAGTTCGACAAGGATAAAACGACGAAGATGATGTTACCAATGGCATTCGACGCCTATGTCTACTATACTGTCTTTAACTCTCCATTATTCTGGAAGGGAATTCCCCATTACGGGAAGAACGTAGTTTTTGAAGTATCTGACACTGACAGACTGAGCAATCTGGCATTGTATTTCTTCAAAGAACAACCTGTCGACGAAATCGTAACTCCGTCTCAGTGGTCGAAACAAGGCTTCGTGGGCGTAAATAAGCCTATTCACGTCATTCCCCATCCTCTCGATCCTAGAATGTTTGAATATGAGCCTGCGAATGTTCCTCATCCTTGTGTTATAGGAATAATTCCTCATAGTTGGGATAGGAAAGGGGGTGATATCGTAACTTGGGCATTTCACCAACTCGCTAATTCAGGATATAAGGCATACACACTAGTTACGGCGATAAACACGAAAGATCCTCGCCTTTTTGGGCTAAACGTTCTGAAAGCTCCTCTCCCCGATGAGCAGTACTACAGCTTGTTCGCTGGTTGTGACATTCTCTTTTATCCCGTCAGAGGGGGAGCATTTGAAATTCCAGTAATTGAAGCCCTTGCCTTGGGTCTGGACGTTGTAGTCACTGAAGGAGGAGCTTGGAGTGAGTGGATTCTGTCCAAGGATGACGTTTATTGGATAAAAAGCCGTGGTCTTAAAAGATTCTGGTACACTAATCCATATCATGTAGGTCGCTTTCTGGATCCTGATCATGAGGACGCTTATCAGAAGCTTATCGTCGCACTTGCAGATTGGACTCCAGAAAAGAAGAAGGAGAACCTAGAGGGTAGGGCAATCCTGTATAGAGAGAAGTATAACTACTTGGAAATTGCGAGAATGTGGGAGAAAATCCTAGAAAAAAAGTAGACTAACTTTACTTTTTTTATAAACCTAGATAGCTCATGAACTGTCCTACGAATGGTAGGCTTGATGCGAACTTTGCAACTAGCCCTATTACAAGTCCTGCTATTGCGATCCCTACAAATAGGTCGGCGTTGTTCGCAATAAAGGACGCTATTCCAGATAGGAAGTTGCTTATTGCTACGACTAGGTTAGTTGCTACTGATGTTAATGCAGAGCTTATCTGGCTGTAGGACATGTCGACTCACTAATTACTATTGTCGCTTGACAAATATATAACGATTAAGGATACAGTTGTGAAGAAACTTATATTTTCCCGTCTGGAGAAGATATAACCATGTCCATCATTCTAGATATCCAATTCGCAACTTACGAAATAGCGTCATTTTTGCTCATGATATGGTACATTTACAGACTAAATAAGTCTAGAAAAGAGGATGAGGATAAAAAACTTCACAAACTCATAGTGCAACTCGTGGAAAGCGAAGAATTTCAGGAAAAGATCAAGCAGATAGTCGAGACGGCAATAAATGAGAGTCCCCAGACCAAGTTATTAAACCAGATAATTCTCGTGCTATGCACCTATATACCAGAGCTGAAGAATAGTAAATTGTGTAACCCATGACTCTCGCATATGTTCCATGCGAAAAATGCTCTTACGAGAATGTAGCGAGGTATGAGGGGTTCGTCATTACCAGAAATCTGTTTGAGGCTGAAGTTTGCATTGATGATCCCATACTCTTTCTAAAGAGGATTAAAGGAGTTATGGACGACATTCACTGCGTGTTATGGGGAGACACTGTCTATAATGCACTTTATTACGTGAAGGAAATGGCTCATTACGACAACTTTATCACGGCGTCGATGTGGAACTTTGAAATGTTCGTCAAGGCTGGTTTTCCACCTAAAGGTGTCAAGAAGAGGCACATTCGTCCCATCCAAGTGGAGGAAAAGAGGGACAAACTATTCGTGACGCTGGGTGAAAGCAGATTCTTTGATAGGAAAAACCTCACTCTCGTTGACTCTATGACTAGAGAAATGGGCTTACGTTCTCAGACAATCGTCGTTGGAAATCTGGGGAATCCTGACTACCCCGCCTTCTCCCTCTCGGAGAGGCAGAAATATGAGCTTTACGCTAGGGCAAAATTCTTCCTAGCACTATCAAAGAGTGAGGGCTTTGGTCTGCCACCCGTGGAGGCAATGGCTGTGGGTACTATCCCTATTTTCGTGAACGCTCACGGCTATCGTGAGAACTTAGTGGGTCTTCCCGTCGACCCCGTGGATGAGTATACTTACACGCCAGATGGTGTCAATTTCTTCAAAGTATGGGATTTTAGTCTTCACGAGCTTCGCTATGAGATTAACCACGCTTTGACGATGGGCAAAGACGAATACGAAGATCTAGTTGCAAAAGTTAAGAAACGTGCGAGGGAATACGTGATTGAAGGTGAGATAACGTGACAAATTTAGTTGACGTCACAGTTATCATTGCTTGCGCTGTCTTATCATTCTTTGAGCATATCTCTCGTTTTATTGCTGAAAATGTCGACCTTTTCCTCTTGATCGTTCCTATTGGTGACGTTATTTCGTTCATCTTCTCAACGCCTATTTTATCTAGACTGGTATCACTGGTTCAAATTTTTTAAGCTGGTTTTGCTAGATATACACAATGGGAAATTGGACACCAGCAACATTGGTCAAGTTGCTAGACCTCGCTAAAAAGATACCAGTGGAAAAGAGATACAACACTTATTACATTCGTGGCTTTGCTCTCGTGCAATGCAATCCCGTCTCTGTCAATATAACCGTCAAGGGGGATCACCTGCACACGTATTATGATCCCATCCTCAATACGTATCATGCATACACAATGCCAATATTCCAGACGTTAACAAACGCATTCCTACTTTACACTGAGGCGAAGCATCTCTGCGAGGAACTAGAGAAACTCGTTTCCGGACCACCGTCTTTACCAACTAACACGCAGAACGCAGATCTAGATACTATCCTGACTAGACTAAACTTGGTAACGGGTAAAGTACAGTCTAGAGGAGAAATGTATTATAGGGCGAAAGACTATGTACACTCGCATTACCCAGAATGTTTCAAAATAGTGAAGTACTTCCACTACAATAAGCCAGCTCTGACATTGCTTTACTCACTGTATGCGAAGAAATGGGATACTGCCGAGTCAGCACTGAATGCACTTGCCATGGGTTGTTCCTCGCCAGAATGCGTAGCAACAATAGGAGACTTTTTCAACTTGTGCAGAGAAATTATATCTAAGGAGGGGAAGACTTAAAATGGAAATCTATGAGCTGTATCTCGCCTCGGGTAAAAAATACGTCTGTCTCAGAGGCGACGAGTACAAGTTCCTAGACGAGTACGATAATCATTACGATCTTTGCACGGATAATTACAATGTCGTGTTAGCTTACGAGCACATTAAAAAGATCCCGCCGGTTTTTGTCCCCATCTTACTAGCCGAACTTGGCTACAACGGTGCGACAGAAATCGAGGTTAACCCGCCCTTTACCCTTTACAATAACGCCGTGTATGTATATATAGGAAAAATGTTGAGACTTGATTCTCATGTCCTAGTGAAGAAAACGTCGAAGGGATACAATGATGACGGTGAGCCTATCGTCACATTTGAGGCTTATGACGACTTGAATCCAATGCAAATAAACTCTATTGGATACTGTGCCGAGTTGGTCTTTACCTACAACAAGAAGATTGACTGCGGAATACACGGGGTGATCGTTAGGTGAGTCTTTGTCTAAGGCAGATTGGGGGAAAACTAGTTCTTTACATTCCCGCATATTTAGAGTCAAATTTCGAAGTCGGGAAAGTTTACCCTGTCGTTGTAGGAGACAAAGTCGTTCCGCTCAAGTGCGTGAGAACTGCAAAGAGGAAAGTGCTTTATATTCCCTCGTCATTGTCTGACCTATTTGCCGAGGGATGTTATACGTTTAAATTCCTTTAACGAAAGCACTCTCCCTTTTCTAGTCGGTGGCGGGTATTCCAAGAACAGCCGACGAGCGAACTCCCTTGGCGTTATCTTCCCCGTATCTAACTCGTCAATGAGCAGAAGTAGGCGCTCCTTGGTTCGTGGTGATACCTTTACCTCGTCTAGAAAATACAGCATTATTTTTGGCGTCGTCTTGATTCCAGACATTCTAGCCTGTGATAATGTCCAAAAACACAACCTGATGAACGTCGTCTTTTTTATCGTCATTACATATTGTTTGTATCCAAAGGTTTATATATTTGCGTGAAAAGAAGACACATTGATGAAGTATGGCAGGTAGACAGGCACATAGGAAGTTTGACATTAAGAACGATACACCAACAAGGTGGAAGGGTAAACTCTATGGTATCTTCGTCAACATGATGGGAGAAGAATATGCCAGAGAGTTCGTAGAGAAGGCTTACAGCAATTACGAGAAAGTGTTTGTTAACATTTACAACAAGGTTCACAATCTATTAAGAACAACTCTTGTTAGTTCAGCAGGAGCAGGAGCTACGTTCCCATTATGGCAGATAATAAATGAAGCGATATACGCAGTTTACTTAACGCATAAGGAGACTGCCTCCTTCCTTTACGCTAAGTATGTAGCAAGAGGTATACAACCAAACGTTATAAAGAAGATCATAGCAGAAACTGGGAACGCATTAAAGGGAATCGTACCAGCAGTTGCTCAAGAACTTGGTGAGACTGTTCTAGATGAGAGTAATGTAATCTCTGTCGTAGACGGTATCGTGACGAAGAACCCAGCATTGCCAAACTCTTACGCTGGCATCTTACTACAAGAGGCAAGAGTATCAACGACTCCACACTACGAAGGTACTGAAGGATTCTCCAATATGGAAAGTGCATATTCAGCGCTTGAAGAAATTGAGAGAGGATTATGAGGTGGTGAAAGATGGCGGGTAAAAAGAGGAGGTTAAGTCAAGCTTCTATAATGAGATATTATGCTAAGAGGTTCACAATGAACGTTGGCACTACTGCACATGTACTTGGGAAAGAAGTTGCTGGACATCCAATGGTTGCCAAGGCAATAGAACAACTCTCTTACCAAGAAACATACAACTGGATAACTGATTATCAAGCCTCTCACCTAGCTAAGCAAGTGACGAAACAGATAGCGGAAAAATACAACGTACCACCCACATTCCAAGGTTTATTAATGGCGTATGCTGAAAAAGTTGTTGCAAACTATATCCTAGACTACAAAGGTGAGCCACTAACTCAAATGCATGATAACTATTTACGTGAGTTAATGCAGAAAATGCCAATAGGCGCACCAGGAACATCATCTGGGTACGTCTACGTCTTCATAGGAAAGGATGGGAAATCACATACCGTAGACATGTCAAAAGTGTTGACAGATATAGAAAACGCACTCCTAAAGAGAGCGTGAACTTGGATAATATATTTTTATACTTTTTTCCCTAATTCTAGTTTATGGATAAAATTCGTTTGCTAGGATCCGTTGCGTACGTGTATAAGGTGTTTGTCTCTTCGTTGGAAAATATGGGAATTCGAATAGTCTCTGGAGCGATTAACGAGAAGTCTGTGGTTGTTGCCATTCCCTTCCAAGATTTCTCGGAACAATTGACTGCTGACATTAACAAGGAGTTATGGTCCACCAAGGTGAAAAACGGCAAGCTATTTCTAGTCGGTATGAAAGAGCTTGTAGATGCTGATCTGAAAGAGGTTAACAACAAGATCCTCTCAAAGTTGAAGAAAATGGGGATTGACTCAGGAGCTTACGTCACTGACGACGGAGACGCTGTCGTAATGGTATCATTAAGTGACGTCATCCTAAGGATACTAGAAAAGACATTACAGGAAACCAAGACAAGAGCAGGCAATCACATGAGATCATTGCGTGTACAATTTGGTAATGATGAGAAGTACGGGTATGTAGTAATTTACATGAAATCACAGAAAAGCGACGACATGAGAAAACAACTCCAGGAGGTGTTAGACAATGAGTGAGCAAGAAAAGAAAACTGAAGAGCAGAGGATAGAGGAGCTAGAAAAGAAAATCGAAGAACTACAAGCAGAACTAGATAAAACGAAAAAAGCAGTGAAGACTGTCGCCGAGATTCTAGATAATCACCTAAAAGGAAAATGGACACTTGATGACGTTAAGGTTGCATTAAATAACATTAATGAAATGGTTCAGCTGTTAACGCAATCAGGAATAATTAGACCCGGGGAAGGCTCCACAACAAACTGGCTACAGATGATGCTAGCTCAACAATTCGTAAACCAGAAGCAACAACAAGAGAACGTGGAGATTGAACCCTTGAAGAAAAAGAGCAAAAAGAAATTGAAAAAATTCCTTGAAGGAGAAGAAGAGGAATGACGTTCAGAATATCTCGTTGTACCTTTTTCTGAATTCTTCTTCCAGTTTCCCTGACCACATGTCTTTGTATGATGGCACCATTTCCTTTAGTATATACAATGCATTTATCAAGAATGCCATGTTTGCATTCTTCATGTATTCCTTTATTGGCTTAGCATCGTCTAGTGACTTCCCAACGTATATTTTACCCTTCTTTATTACAATAACGTTCCTATCATCATCAACCATTATTCCCGTCACATAATCAACGTTCGACGGTAGATCAGTTTCTATTGAGGAAATCATACTCTCCACAATTTTCTCTGTTTCGCTCTTATTCTCTTCTGGTAGGAGAATTTCATCTTCTTTCTTTTCTTCTTCCATGTGTATAAGGTAGGATACAAAATATTTAAATTTATCTGCACAAGAGAAAAAGATGAAATGAGAATTGTGGAAGAAGGATTCGCAGAAGTAGGGAATGTAAAAGTGAGATACGCCATCGTTGAGGAAATACCGGGCGTGTTGTATTATGTCATCTGTCCCTCGTTACGCTTCTTCGAATATTGCAGAGACCTCGCCCAATGTCGGAAAATTGCCCTTAGCTTGTCAACCCGTGTTAAGGACTTCTTGTATGCATAGAGGACGTTAAAATGAATAGCATCTTCCCCAATGGCATTGTAACGCAAGTAGTTAAACTCCACACGCTTTGGGTCGTCGCCTAGAAGAAACTGAAGATCAAAGAGCTCCTTCGTGGAGAGAGGACTCGGAAGGACAATTATCAGGTGCACATGTCTTCCCGACGGGGATAATTCCCACCAGGCTTTCTCCTCTCTATAGCCTAGGGCGTGCAAGAGCGATAATTTCTTCTCCAGTAACCAGTTTGGATCATACCATGTAACGTCCACGTCCACGTCTAGTTTTACAACTTGCCTAGCATCTACCACGTGTACTCCCTCCCGTCCGAAGGATAGCGATGGTACCAAATAATCCTCTTTCCTACTGCACCACCATACCAAATCCCCTCGTCTGTGAGAAGAGGGAGAACTTGCACTCCGAACAAGTCCAGAATTTGATCCTCCAATTCCTCCATCATTTCCCTCACCTGCTCCTTCTCCCTTCCCTCCTGCAGTGGCTCGCAAATAGTCCCCTCCACGAATATCGGATGACTCCATTCGTCGTAGTCGAATGATAACGTAACACATATCGTTTGTCCCGTATTTTTCTTCTCCGATTGTCTTGACGAAGGGGATGAAGTGCCATGGGATATCTTCAAGGCTCCTCACCTTATAGTCAATGTAGAACCCAGGTTTCACCACCTGTGCAATTAACACAGTTTCTTCGCCCTCGCATAAATCAATCGCCTTATAACTTCTGACCTAGACAGACCTAGCTTCTCGCCTAGACCGTCAAGACTCTTTACTAGTTCTGGAGACAACCTTAGGCAATATGGTCTCAAATTCTCACCCAGATCGTAACTCACCTTCTCGACGACGTCACTACATTCGCTAAAAAGCTCACGCAAAAACCCGTCGTTAGTCTTATCTCGTGGTTTTATGTTATCAAAAATAAGTTTCAACTTTTGATTAAACCTTACGGAAATCTTAACAAGCTCCATAAGAAACTTTATGATAGCACATTTTTAAATTTAACTTAAAAGAAAGGTTTAAATATTGCACTACAAATAATTGTCATGATGTAACATGATGGTAACAGTTGAACAAGAAGTGTTTGAATTCCTAAGAAAGAAGGCACAGGAAGAAGGCGTTAGTGTACCGGCAGTAATCAGAAAAATATTGAAGGAGTACTTTAACATCGAAGATAAAACTAGAGATTACAAAAGACAAGATTTGGAAGGTAGCTATATCGTCGTAAACGGAAAGAAATACTATAGAATAAATTGCAAACTAGAAAAAAGAAACGAAATGTTGGTAAGACTAGAGCTGAAAAAGAGGGGAACTACCCTCAACAGATTCCTGAAAGAATTAGTTGTGATTCCTGCATGAAATATCTTATTGTCTTTCCGTACGTCTTCACGATATTAAACAAGTTTAACGAAGTAGATGTTAACGAAGTTTATGTGACAGACTACGTGTCCAATATATCAGATTTTGCAGTAAAAATCGTGAAAAGCGACGAGAGAAAGTTGACAATTGACGTCGTGAAAACAAGGGTCGACGTTTACAAGAGAAAAAACGACTTTAAGATTGTCGTCAACAACATCACCAGAGAGAAAAGTTTATTTGAAGCACGTTACCTGAATTCATTCCTCGGGTGCAATTTTAAAATAGGGAAAAAAGTGTATGGAGTGATTTACAATAATTCATTTTACAAACTTAACGACGAGAATCTAGAAATAATAGCGACAGACAAAAACACTAAAAGATACATTTTCCTAGACATCCTGTCAGGATTCAGGATCGTGAGGATAAATGGAAAAGATGTAACTTATTTTGAGAAAAAATTCGAGAAAATGTCAACTAGCGAGTACATTCTCTTGAAAAACAGAAAATTACAGTATGACGTAATGAGAATGTTACTACAGAAAGGAATAATGAGAGAAAACTTTGACGTTAACGTGTATAGAAAAGTACTGAGGCTCATCGCAAAACCTGAGACGTGGTCATTCTCAAATGTACTAGAATTCAACCACAATAAGATAAATTTTGGTAGGCTATTTCCACCGAACGGTCTAATTCTTGTCGACGTTGATCATGATAAGTCAAATCAGCTTCTTCTTAAATTTATATTCCAGTACACTCCTTTATTCAAAGAAGCTGTACTTTGTGGGATTGATTATGCGGACAGAATGTGGTGTGTCAGGCTTCCGAGATATATGATGTACTGGAAGATAAAAAGTGTGTATAAAAAAATTTATCAACTTGATGATAAAACGAAAATATTCGAATTTTAAATCATTCTACGCCTAACAAACTAAGAACAAGTTTTCGAACCGTCGTTCCTTCCTGTTCTGCTATTTTCTTCAGAACGTCAACCTCGTCGTCATATAGATGAAGACACAAAGACTGCCCCGTTTTTGTCCTCTTGTGATTATTGAACCTTTTCTCAAATTTAACTCCGTACTTCTTCTCGACCAGCTTTAAAATACACTCTCTGTACGACGAATACTCCTTACACAGCGAATCCAACCTAGGGAAATTTTTTCTTGAAATGTATAGAGTGTATGTCATAAGTAGATAAAAGGAAAAAAAATATATAAATTTTTCAATCAATCGCTTCATTAATAACGTAGTAGCTAAACCTTTGTCCCTTTGCTGGTATTATCACTAATCCGTGTTCGGAATGATATATTGACATAAACTCTTCAGTATGTAGAATAAAATGAGAATCTCTAAACACATCAATTAACCTTCCATTGATATTCACCGTTACTGGGTCTACAGAACGTAATCCGTGCCTTCTTGGATAGTCTATAGAGTAGTTTGCCACGATTAAATCGCCCTGTCTAATGACGAACTTTTGCCCAGGCTTTATCTTGTCTCTCAAGTCGTGGGTTTCGTAGACTGACGATGCTAAAAAATTCACGTCTTGACTTAATTTTGGCTTTTCCTTGACTACTTGTAGGACTTGCATTTGCTTTCCCTAATATAAATGTAGTAACACAAATTTATAAGCTTTTCTACACAAGATAATAGTGGGGGTGGCAAATATTATGCAAGGAGAAAAAGTAGCAAAAAAGAAAGGATACATCCTTTTAGAAGAAATACCAAGAATAGAAGACATTATCGAAAATTGGGATAATTATAAAGATGAATTTTACGTAGCGGAATACAATTATCATTTAAAGGATTTTAAATTTTATTTGAGAAAATATATAACTGGAATCATGAGGATTTGGGTTTATAATTACGAAATTGTAGTGAAAAGAAAAGGAGACGAAATAGATATAACATTCGACGACGTGAATAAAATTGAAGATATACATATAGCATTTATTCTAAATAGAATATTTGAAGAGTTTCTAAGTTTCTGGATAAAATACGTAGATATTAAAATTAATATGAGCGAGAGGAAACTCAGTATTAACACGTTTCCTAGAAGAGTAAATGCAATAATTAACGCAAAATTTAAATTAACAAATGATGAGAGAGAAATTGCTAATTCAATTAACTTCTCCAGGAATCAGATAAATGGAAAATACCTGACTTTAATGAAAATAAGCAACAAAGGAAGAAAATACTACGTGGAGAGGTATGGAAAGTTGCCAACACCGCTCAAGATAGCGATTAGGAATAGAAAAATTAGCTATTCCATTCTGAAAATGTTAATGAATAAGAAAATTGTGAAAAAAGAGGAATTTACAATACTCCCAGAAACGATACTAAGAGACAGGCTAAAGCTAAGTGACATTATTTACATACAATACTTCCTTTCTCCCGTCTACAAATTTAATAGAGACAGGATAAGTCTACAGGGGATTAGAAGAATTCAGAATTTCACAGTAATAGATTATGATTACGACGGCACAAATCAAATAATTTTCAAAATAGTAGGATTTAGTGTAAATGACCTTGCGTTCTCTGCACTCTGCGGGGTTGATTATAGAGACGTAATGTGGTGCATTAGGATTTCCAATTATATGAGATACTGGAAAATAAAAAACATGTATAGATATACTTATCAATTAGATGAAAATACAAAAATGTTCGAATTCTAATTCTTTTTTTATCTCTCTTTCTAGTTCTTCTTATAGTTAATATTTATATATCCTTTTGCCTTATATAATATTAAGGTGAGTGAGAGCAGTATGTCTTTTAACAATAATAAAATTCCTATCCCTAAACTAACAAAGTATTTAGAGAAAGACGAATTTAGAGAATACCTACTAGCGATAAAAGAAATTGCGGACTTTGATCCAAGTACCAAGACCTGGTATTTGAACGAGCTTAAAATTTCCAGGATTGAAAAAGAAGAATTGAAAAGAATTGCGGATTTCTTGAAAGATTATATCGGAGAAGAAATTTACAATATATTATCGCCTTACATTAATTCTACGAAAGAAATTGTGTTTGCCAAAATCAAAGGGAACTATATTTATATTTACGATGATCTTGAGAAATACAAAAAATTATTGACATATAAGCTAAAGAAATTCGATTATGACAGAGGAAAATATGAAGAAGAAGAAATATTGTTAGCATGGGAACATTACAATTTCTTCGTAACTTATAGAGGGTTATACTGGAGATTGTTAAATACCAATGAGATAAAAATAAAACCATTTGCCAATTTCAGTTTTCACGACATTACATTGAAAAACTTTGAGTTAAGAGATTACCAGATAAATTCAATAAGATCATGGCTTTCTGATGTTAACATAATTGGCACTGGAATAATAAAAGCTCCAACGGGCTCTGGAAAATCTGTAATTGCAATAATATCAGCGTTACAAATGCTGAAAAACAAGAAAAATTCTAAAATTGTATACGCAGTAAATTCAACTACACTCTTGAAACAATTTCAACAGTTTGCAAAAAGAGAAGATCTAGACTTTGCGATAGTATCAGGTGAAATTAATGAATTGAAAAAAGAAAAAGATAGCAATCTTATAGCATTATCAATATCTTACTATTATTCGCAAAAGAAAAGAGGAAAAAACGATAAGCTTAGAGATATTATTAATAATTCGAACTTAATAATAATAGACGAGGCACACCATACGCCCACCAGTAGTATCAAATCTTTGCTAGTTGATGCGCCAAATTCAATACGCCTAGGCTTAACCGCCACTCCCTTCAGAGAAGACGGAAGAGATTTAGAAATTACAGGATTACTAGGAAGAATATCATATTCCATTAATTATCAGGAACTAGTTAAAAATCACTATTTAGTGCCTCTAGAGTACATTCCATTTGTACCAGAAGTTCCAAAGAAATTGAAAGAGAAAATAAAGAAATTGGAAAAAGAAAAAGATGACATGGAATTTGCAAAATATTACTCATTATTGCTGAGGTTATTTGAAAATTCGCCAGGTACAAACATGCAAATACTAGAAAAAATAAAAGAAATAAACTCGTATCCGGCACTAATAATTGTTAGAAGAATTAGCACTGCTAAGAAATTATCAGAGTTGTTTAACCAAAATGGAATTAGTGCGGATTACGTAACTTCTCAAACAAAACTTGAGGAAAGAATGAGAAAAATAGAAAATCTGAAAAATGGCAAAATACAAACATTAATAGCTACAAGTCTTGCGGATGAAGGGCTGGACATTCCAAATCTAAAATTGATTATATTACTATCACAAGGGAAAAGCCGAATAAAGTTGGTCCAGAGGATAGGGCGGGTAATGCGCCCGTATAAAAATAAACAGAAAGGGATAATATTAGATATAGCATATAATCACGAAATCTTTCAGAGACAGTTTGACCAAAGATATAGCTTTGTAATGAAAGAATATGAAGGTATAATTTTTGAATCAAAATAAAATCGTTTTTCCTTGAACTTTTTCTGGCAACTATTATACATATATTATATATATGAATAATGCATGTTGTCTCATTCTCTTCATCAAGAATGAGAGAAAACACATAATTCATATATATAATATATGTATAATAGTATAACTCAGAATTCTCTCCATCAAGAATGAAAGAAGAATAAAAAAAAGAGAATTGACTTTAATATACTGTATCAGAAATTATATCATATAGTTTGTATAATTGTTTCTGAACATTTGAACACTGTTCTATTAATTCTTTTCTTACGCTTGGCATTGACTCTATCGCCATATGACATGTATCACTTAACTCCGCCATAACTTTATTTACATTATCTAAAATTTCGTTTACCTTTTCTAGTTTTTCTAATTCTTTTTCTAATCTCTTTCTTGTTTCCTCTTCAGTCACTTTTATTGTCACGTTTCCTTCTTGCATACTCTCCCCTACTATATATATTTGATTATAAGCTTATATATCTTTTTCTCCACATTAAGATCACTTTATTGCGCTTTACAAAATATATCATGTATAATATAAAAATTGCTTAAAAACTTTGTTCTAGAGTGAGAAAATACCCTAAATTGGGGCAATAAGTAAGTTCATAAGCAATTTTTCAAATTTTTGTAATAAAATTTCTATATTAATTGTAAATCAGCTAAGCGTATATCTGAATAGTAAAGTATAAGTAAGTCTAGTAGGTTTTTGTGCAGACAAACGTTAATTGATCTCACTCCTCTTCATAATTTTCTAATCCTCTCAATTCTTTTATTATAATTCAAACTTGACAATTACAAGACTTTCCCGCCTGGTTTACAATTTAAATTTGCCTACAAAAGTATAAACTAGAATAGTAGAATTTTGTGCAGACAAACGTTAATTAATCTCTCCTCTTGGAATAAAAAATGAGCACACCGATAACATTTCAAAAAAACTAAGTGTAAACTAGATTACTAAAGTATAAGTACAACTAGTAAAATTGTGATAAGATAAGTGTAAACTTTTTCCTATATGTAAAGAAAACCAATTCAGTATTACACAGAATCAAAAATTATTTTTCGACTAAAAAAATGAGAAATTCTCTATCAGTTTGTTTATATTTTCAATTGGTACAGAGTTGAAAATCTCTACTGTGCCATTTCTTATTAACTTCAAGGTAATAAAACAGTTATTTTCTTTGCACTCAACTTTTAGAATTTCATATTCTAGGCTCATAATTAGATAATTACACAGTAATACTATTTAAAGCAAAAATCATGATACTATTATCAATCCAATTTTTCTTTCAGAGAAAGGAGAAAAAGAGAATATCCCCCTCTCTTTAAAAAGAGAATATAATAGAGAAACATTTATATATCCATTTGCTATATATTATTAGCAGGGGATAGTATGCAACAGGAACTAAATAATGAAATAAGCGAAGAAGAACTAAAAGAATTAATTCAAAAAGCAGAAAAAAATGAGCCGGAGAGAAACTTTATTCTGGAAATAGAGACAATAGACGACACTAGTAATTTCGACTGGTTCGTTAGGAAATACAGTATACTATACGGAGACGTTATCGCAATAACATTGAAAGAGAAAGAAGAGAATTACGGAAAAACGTTAGTAAGAGACGTTGCCATAATTCCAAAAACAAGAGAAGTTGTAATAAAAGTAACTGAAGACTCGGATCACGAAGAATGGAAAGACACATATTTCTACGTATTCAAAAGTAACAAAGGATGGATTCAAGTCAAATGATTTTTTTCCCTATTTTATTTTTTATACTTCATTTTTTTCACTTTTTGGATATTTTTTCTACTTTATTCTTTCTTCTATCTTTCAATATTTTTCAAAGTCCAGAATAGTAAAAATATTTGCAAAGTGAGAAAAAAAGGGAATAAACAAGAATTATCGCCCCACCCCCGTGGGGTTCATGAAAACGTGTACCACAAAAGCAAAACGAATCGCAACGCCCTCATCTATTATCGGGCGATAACACTTTAACTTTGAATATTATAAAATTTTCGTCATGAAAAAGACATATCGCCCCACGGAAGTGGGGCTCATGAGAACGTGTATCGTAATAACAACACAAATCACAACGCCCTCATCATTTATCGGGCGATAAGATATGCGCTTAGAATCTTATAAAACTTTCGTTAAAGAAAAGAATTATCGCCCCACAACGCCGGGGTTCATGGTCATGTGAACGGTCAAAATAACGATAACATACACCTTAACTCTCACGCCCTCATCATTTATCGGGCGATAAGATATGCGCTTAGAATCTTATAAAACTTTCGGATAAAAGACATATCGCCCCACAACGCCGGGGTTCACGTCAAGAGGAATAGCAACGATGACATAAATCGCAACTCTCACGCCCTCATCTTCTTTCGGGCAACAAAATATACACTCAGAATCTTATAAAGTTTTCGAAAACCACTCGCAAAAAGCTTATATAGCTTTTCTACTAATATAAACGTATGGCACAAACTAACAATAAACAAAACAACAACTTTACGAAAAATATTATAATCGAAATATTAACGCCAGTGATTGCACCTTCGCTGAGTCCCAACAAAGCGATGAAAAAATTACAATTGCAAGATCTAAAGAAGTGCTACCCTGAAGAATTTCATGAACTTATTGACCATGTAGACCGTGCCTTTGACAGAGACGCATTATGCAACATCATCATACCATCATTTACTATAACTGGAGCATTAAGAACACAATACCCACAATATCAAAATGCAGTGGTTTCAGGAATAATAACATTCCCCAAAGATTATGTGAGAATAGGAACAAGGAAAGTTGTCAATTCACTGACAAACTATGAATATTTGATTGCAGGATCAAAGACTAACACCACACTGATATTTAATCAAGAAATAAAACTACCGATTTTATTGAAAATAGGGGCAAAAAAGAACAAAGGGTTTGGAATCATAAAACTTTCTGAAGCTTAAGACATTTTTTGTTTTTCTATCAACTCATATCTTCTATCTTTTCTATTTCTCTCATCTTCTTGAAATAAACCACAGAAGAAACATTTATATATCCTTTTTTCCTAATTTATAAGTGGAGGGGATAGTATGGAGTCTCAACAAATTCGAGTACCGGAACTACCGGAACCCCCGGTTTTCCAATTAAAAGGGAAGACTGGATGGATCTACAAAATTAAAATAGGCAACGACAGGAACGTTATAGACTGCAAATTATACATCAGTAATAGTGGAATGAGTAGTGAAGGATGTTACAGAATTTGGATAGACGAAAACGGAAATATTGAAGCGAAAATAGTGAGAGGATTATGGATTGAGGATTGGCAAAAACTATATGTTGAGAGCGATAGCAAGTTCACAAGAGACAAGCTAGTAATCCCTGAAGTGTTTCTAAAAACATTTGGAAACTTTCTGAGAACACTAACGACAGGAAGAAAATATTTAGTAACGTTTACTAATTACGGGATAACAGTATACCTAGCGCACAAAGCGCCAACCTATGTATCGGAACCGTTCATAGAACAAGGGCATTTGGAGATTTACAAGGTAGAATCGATACCGGACTACCTAGAATTTTACGACTATCCGTTAATCTTATACAACCATTATGCCGAAGGGCAAGTAAAATTAATTCATGCTGGTGACGGAATACTAGTAAACGTAGAAGATAAACTAGAGATCAAAAGCGAAGACCATAATCCCATAGTACTAGAGAAAGGTATTTATCTACTCGTTCACCCACCCGTTAGGAAAGCGGATTAATTAAAAGTCATTCCCTTTTTTTATTTTTCCCTTTTTCTCTTCATAAAGAACGAAAACAAAGATTCTTCCGTTTTTCGGCTAAAGAAAAATTTATATATCTCAAAAATACACTACAACATATGCTATACATTTTAAATGCCCAAATCCTCCCCCTAAAACCAGGGGAGGAGTATACCGTAAAGGCAAGACAGATAAGCATTGAAGAAGCAAGAGAATTAGTGAAAAAAGAGAACTTCACGTCCGCTATAGGTCACCAAGCAACAGCAGAATTGCTTACAAACGTCTTAGGAGTTAATGTCCCAGTAAACCGAATAGCCATCAGAGCAACGCACGGAGACAAAATTATAGCATTTTCTTTAAAGCAAAGGTTACCAGAAGGTGTCGTAATTAAAACGACAGAAGAACTGGAAAAAATAGGATATGAACTTTGGTTATTCGAAATTCAATAATTTTTTTCTATTCCTATTTCTTACAAACTAAAGGTGGTACTATGTTGGAAACAAAATTGTCAAACGGCGAAAAACGAATTCTTATTTACTTATTTGATAAAAAAGAAATTGAAATTAGAGAAGGAAAAACAAGGAGAATAATAAATAGCTTGATAAAAAAAGGATTGACAGAAATAAAAATAAATTTTGATAAAGAGAAAAACAAATTACAAGATATCGCATTGTTAACTGAACAAGGAGAAAAAATAGCAACAACATTAAAACTACAACAAGAAATCAAGAAAGCTTACGAAATCGCAGTAGATCTAAGATACACTTATGAAATTGAGAAAAAAGAGATTGATGAAATAATAACGATGATAAACACATTAGCGGAACTAGCACAGAAAATTGATGATGAAAACGAAAAGAAAAAAGCAATTAGAACAATATACATATTAACAAGAAGGATACTCAAAAAAATAAGAATAAAATAACTTTTAGATATAAAATTTTTCTCCCGTACTAAGTTCTATAAAAAACGAATTTCCAGAAACGACGTATTTTCCCCTTTCTATTACAGCAACACATGATTCTGTCTCAGCCAAGACATAAAAAATTCCCGCCTTCTCATCTATTTTAAATAACAAAATACTAGAACTAAAGAACCCATCATGCGTTATCCTATCTTTTATCTTTTCTTTAATTTCCTCCTCAATGTTTTTCTCCATTTGAACCACTAAAATATAGTACTACAAACTAGTATATAAAGCTTAATGAGGGGAAATGTTTAAATATTTGTTTTACTACATTCTACAATAGGCGAGAAAATGCCCAGCTTCGAGGAATGCGAAAAAATAATCAACCCCCAAGGGTTACCCTTGGAGGCATTAAGCAGTTCGGAAAAAGTTTTTTTAGAATTCTGTCAACTTTGGGATACATATCCTGAAGAGATAAAAGAGGTGGTGAGAAAATGGTAGAAAAGAGCAAAATAAAAGAGGAATTGAAAGAAGACGAAGAGACTGACGAAATGCCAGAAGAAACACAAGTACAAAAAGTAGAATTACAAGAGGAAGCAAAATCGGAAGAATTTGTGTTACCATTCCAGAGAGAAAATCTAAACAAGTACGTATGGAAATTGCTAATTGTAAAGAAAGTGGAAATTAGGGACGTCATATTCAATAAGACTAACCAGGCAGGACAGGTGAGTTATATCGACGGATACGTAATTACTGACGATCAGTTAATAGAAAAAATAACCAACGTAATACAAGACCAACAAACGCTACCAATTGAACTAGTAAAGGAAATAAATAGTAAGAAGAAGGAAGTCTATCTATTCTCAACATCACAAGGAGTATACTACTCGTTATTGAGATCAGTGGTACCAAAGCTAAAACAAGGCGCCGTAATCGTCGGGATAGCATACCAACAATCCGACTACCCGCAACCAATGCTAGTCCTTGTACACCCTAGCCAGCTCTTATCACTAAAAAAACAGTATGAGGCATTAAAGTAAAAATAAATTTTTTTACCTTTTTATCTCCACATATCCATGAGAACACTTAACTCTTTCTTGCAAACTCAGTCCGTAACAATAACCTAACTCATCACCATACTTCTCAAGCATTTCAGAGTATATCAGAAGACATTCCAACTCATCATTACAAGATTCTTCTACGTCTACAACACCCTCAACGTGAACAAAGACTCTCATAAACAACACTAGAACAAGGGGAATAAAAAACTTAAATTCTAGAATGTGCTACTATAAAACAATGGCTAAAAAACAGCTCGTCCTCGGAAAAATATCATTCTCAGTAGGAGACATCATAGAGGTCTTGGCTCAAGGACGAAAATACAGACTAAAGATCGTAGAGATAGACGACTATAATAACATTCTTGGTGAGGACCAGCAAGGAAATCCAATATACATCAAAATATCGAAAATTTCTGTAATACGAAGAATTGACGAAAAAGAATTCTACTCAGGTGGGAACAATGGTAAAGCTCAGTGAATTCCAAAAGAGAGTGATTGACGTATTCCACAACACAAACAAGAATATACTGATCTCGGCACCAACCGGCACAGGAAAATCATTCCTAGCAATGCTTCTCTCCAACGAAGCAAACGGAAGAGTACTTTATACAGTCCCCTTGAAAGCATTAGCCCTACAGTTGAACGACGACTTCCAGAAGAAAATCTCGACAACGACACCAACCACAGCGTTAACTAGCGAAGTTTACGACGAAGACCCCGAGAACATTGACGCCAAGATCATCTTCACGACGTACGAGAAAGCTGATGCAGTACTGAGGAGACATTACGGATGGACAAATAACGTGAAAATGATTATCATAGACGAGATACACAACGTTGGCGACAAAGAAAGAGGAAAAGCAATCGAGAATCTCATGGCATACGCAATGAACGAAGGAATACGATTGATAATGATGAGCGCAACAATTCCTGACATAGACAAGATCGCAAACGTGACAAATGCTGAAGTATTACAAACTGACGAAAGACCAATTCCCATTTACAAGGCAATAAAAATAGGAAAAACACTATTTTTCGAGGACGGTGATAAGATAGAAATGAAAGATGACCTCGTTACAAAACTAACGAAAAAAGGAAAAGTAGTCATGATCTTCACCAGTACTAGGAAAAAAGCTGAAGAACTCTACCTCATTTACGATAAAAGATACAGAGAAAGAGTTGCGTTCTTCCATGCCGGATTAGAACCTGACGCAAAACTGAGACTACTAGAGGAGACAAAAGCTGGTAAGTACAACATCATCATCACGACAACAGCCCTAGGTCAAGGCGTAAACTTCCCATTCTATGCCGTCATTTTCGACGATCTAAAATTGCCTATCATCGAATACGGACGATTTATAGGATGGAGATCACTAACACCAATCGAATTCGATCAAATTTGCGGACGTGCAGGAAGACCAGGCTATGATGAAGAAGGACTTTGCGTAATTGAAGCAACCGACATAAAAGAAGCTGAGAAATTAGCAAGGCGTTACTTCAACGTAGACTATGGAAGTCTAACACCGCATCACGTTTTAGAGGACTTCATACTTGCAACAGTATCCAAATACGTGTATATGAAAGAAGATGAGCTAAAGAGAATCACAAAATATACCCTGTCCTTCAAAGACCTAAGCGAAGGCGAAATAATAGAGACAACAAACAAACTAGTTGAAGCAAAAATTCTAGGACACGATAATACAGGATATTACACAACGACTTACGGAAGAGCTGTTGCTGAATCATACTTTGACGTTAGAGACGCAATAGCATACAAAGACGTGTTGGACAGAGACAATGCAACAGTAGAAGACATCGTGAATGCAGTATTAGAAAACAGAAATGTGATGGATGCGTCAAAAGGCGAAAACGTGAGAACAATCTTCGAAAACTGGATAAAAGGAGTTGATGACAAGATCATCGTGAAAAGCACAAAAGGAATGTCACTACATGACTTGAACAAACTAGTAGAAACATTAGCATGGCAAACATACGGTGTATATAGAATATCAAAAGCACTCGGGAAAGTAGAGCTAGCGAAAAAGCTACAAATGCTCTATCTAGAAACTAGATATGGAGTCCCAAGCGAAGCGCTGGCGTTGGTCAGATTACCGGGTATTGGAAGAAAGAGAGCAGTACAGTTAATGAGAGCTGGAATACATAATAAGACGGAACTGTGCACAAACAAGACAACGGCAAAGTCGGTACTAGGTGAAAAAATGGTTGAGGTGATCTGTAGATGATCACGGAAGAAATTAAAAAGGCGTTTAAGAAAATGCAACAAGAACATTCACCAAAGAAAGAAGGCGAAATTTACGTTACAGACCTTTTACACTGCATATTAAGACCAAGAAGAGAGGAACCAGACACAGCAATAATTCGAGGAGTAGCACTCCACGAAGGACTAGAGAAATTGCTAACAACATACGGGGAAAAGAAGATAGAGTTTGAGAAAGAAGTAAGGAAAAAATACGGGAACTACACGTTAATAGGAAGACTAGACGGTCTAACAGAAGACAACATCGTAGTAGAATTCAAGACGGTAGCAAAACCACCAGATCATCCCTACGATGAACACATATTCCAAGTATTAATCTACATGAACATGATAAATGCAACTAAAGGAGTAATCGTATACGTGGGGAATAATGAAATGAGAGAATTCATAGTGGAAGACGGGAAAGTAACAGAAATAGAGACAGGACAAATGTTCTTCTCCCAATATCACGTGGACGATGAATGGATAAAAAGACAAATAGAGAGGTACATGGCAAAAACACTTATAGCACCATTCAATGAATGTAGGTATTGTGAGTTAAGAAAATCATGTCAGTTCTCAAAGGTGAAGTAAAATGATAAAGCATGTGATAATTGGAACAAATGATGATGCAAAAAAGACGAAAGAAGGCAAATTTCTCCTAGCACTTGTAAAACTAATAGGAAAAGAGGAAATATCATTCACTGAAACAACGATAATAAGCAGAGACATAACTAAAAACGAGGAAATGAAAGAAATCATAAACGACATCATCTCGTTCTATAAGAAGAAAGTACCAGAACTAGTCAAATTTAAGAAAGGAAAAGTAACCATAGAAGGAAAAATTGTCTTGATGTGGGAGTATGAAAATGAAAATAAGGATTGAAGGAGAGATAGACGTCTCGACGATACAAGATATTTTCGAAGCACTAGGGACAACGAAAATCAACTTGACAAAATCAGAAAGACTGAAAGAAATAGACGAACTGAAAGAGATAGAGGAGAAAATAATCCAGGAAGCAACAGCAACGCTAGGAATAAACATCACCGTAAAAGAACTGATCATAACAAGAAGTGGGAAATACATACTACAAGCAGATGGATAATTTTTTATATTTCGACCCCCTATATACTCATATGAGGGAGGCTGTGAAGAAAAAATAANTAAAATAATCCTACTTCTAGCTGAAGGAAAAACAGTAAAAATGAGAAGAGCCCAAGGCGTAAAACCAGTAAAGGGGATAGAGATGCTGAATAATGTAGATTCTAGTTAGAGTTTCNGAGATGGTGAAATATTATTACTAACGAGGGAACAATTTCTAAACAGAGAAATAATAATCGAGGAGAAAGAAAAGATCGAGGACGTTGAAAAAAGAGTCGAAGAAATGTTAGGAGCAATGGACAAACTAAGGAAAAAAGGATACAACATCTATTACAAGGGGAAAAAAGTCGAGGAAATGAGAAAAGAAGTCATCTGATAATAATAAGAACGACCGACGGAACAATGTATACTCACAAGGAAAGAGAATTCCTAGATGCATACAAAACAGCAAAGGTGATATGAATGCCAAATCCCATGCATAATAACCTAATCAGAAAACTAGTTATGGAAAAACTAGACATAATACGAAACTCTAAAGAGGCATACATCGTGTACAATAACCACGAAGAAAAAATAACAAATGTCGAGTTAGAAGATACAGAACATTTCGCAAGAATAATATTGACAACAGACAAGGGAACGGCATACATTCTAACGCCAGCGGAATTTTTAAGAAAGACAAAAGAGCAGATAATAAGGTGATACGAGGAAGATGATAACTCACGAACTACGATTCATAATGGGCATATACCCAGTAGCAGGATGGTTAGTGGGAATAGAAATTCATGCATGCTATCCATCGTGGTATGTATATACGACAATCATCATTTTTTCACTTTGGAGCTTATATGAGTCCGTGATAAATTACATTCAAAACGGCAAAGCAAGACTAATTCTAATCGTGAACGCGTTGGGAGTGATATCAGAAATTGACTTAATGTACCTAGTTAGTAGGAATTTTCCAATAGTAATTCTGACGGGGAAATTGTGTCTAGCAGGGTATGTCTATCTAGTGGCGTATCTAGTAACGGGAATAATAGTGAACATAATGGACTTAAAATCGAAATAAATAACATAGGGTACCGCAGACGAAAAAATGAGAAACGAAATACGAAAAAACGAGAAACAAAAACGAGAATAAATAACATAGGACATGAATATACGGGAAATGATAAACGAGATACGAGAAAACGGGAAACAAATGTTCCCCGGCGTGAAGATACGTGATGTGAAAAATGAATAAATGATATACGTGATAAGAGGGGGTATATAGGGGGTGTGTGATATGTATCTTTATATATAAAAGGGGGAAATGACTTA